ACTCTTTGACTATTTTATCATTTACGAAATCAACACCTAATGCGAGATTTTGTGCTAATGTCGTTTTATTTGAGCCTGTTGGCCCAAAAATTGTAACTAATTCACCAGGATAAATAGTTGAATCTATATCACTAGGCAAGCCTAACATTTGAGATAAATTAACTGTTTTTCCTTTAAAATCGGTTGTCATACGATTATGAAATTCATCTTGTAAAGTATCAGCAGATAAAACATCTATTAAATAGTCTTTTCTTTTGAAAAATATACATCTAGTTTGACAATACTCTTTCATATACTTATCTTGACAAGAATATTGATAACCCTTATTATAAGTTTGTTCTATTTTATCCATAAGAACATTTTTGTCAAGGTTATCATCATTCCAATGTTGTAATGAAACTTTAGCATATTCACTTGGAACTCCATGTCTTCTAAAATGACTGGCAATTCGCATAACAATATTATTTCTTGACCCTTTTTGAGGACCAATAGCTAACATTCTCTGAACACAAGGAACTACTTTAGTATTTTCAGTTACAGGTCGTAATTCAGCGATTTTAGGTGTTTCTTTTACAATAAATTCTTCTAACTCTCCTTCTCCTATCAATGAATGATATGCAAATTCTAATCTTGGCTTTTTAGCCATTTCCATAATATCATTTGATTTCATTGATTCTAACTCTTGAATAGTAAGAGGTATTTTATATAAGTTCGTTTTTAAGTTTTTGGTATGAGGAACTCTATATATTGCTGTTCTAATATATACCATGTCATCAATACCAGGCAGTAACTCTGCCATAGTTTTACGAACTATATAAGGTAATTCAGGAGATGCTTCGAAGTTAAAAACGGTATTTGGAACTATTAAATGATAGCCACTGCCACTGAAGTATGGTTGAATAGATTTATGTGGAATTACTCCTCTTTCACCAAGTGCAAAAACACAAGCCATTGCTTGTCTTAATGTTTCTTCATTAGAACTATCACCTTTATCAATATCTATAAGAACTTTATCAATCCACCGGGTACCATAGAAATCTCCTACGGACCCGGCGTTTTCGATTTGATTCTTTCCAGCCTCATCATATAGATACAAAGACCTATAAAGAGGTTCTTCTGGATTGATGTGAGATGCAAGTTCCTTTTTAGGAATGACAAATCCCCGATTTCTCGGTTCTTGTTTAGCTATCTCTATATAATTCACAGAGCATCTTCCACTGTTTCAGGTAACGCAGTTTGTTGCGTTGGCCTAGTAGCAGTGACAGTTGCCTCCTTTAAATAACCGTTTGTTTTCATCCATTTAACATGGCTAGCAAGGTCAACCTTGCCATTGCTGTTATTAGGAAATAAACGATAATGAACAGTGTTGTAGGCTTTTCCAGTTTTCTTATTTTCTTCTTTATACACATAGCCAACATGTGTTAAATCAGGTTCCGCTCCAGGTAAAACTGTCATAGCGTGATTATCATTTAGATATTTTGCAATATCTTTAATTTTAGTGCCATCTTCAGTTTCCCATTCACCTTTAACATTAACACCTGCGCTACAACCGATATCTCCAAAGAATTTATACATACGATTTAAAACTGAACCGCCTGTAATATTTCCCTTTGCATCTTTATCGAAAGAACCACGGATTTTAATATCACGATTATATTCACTATCTTTTATAGCAACTGTAGCAACAATAAATATATCAGCCCAATCAAAATCAGCTGATTTATCTTCAAATGAGATTACTGCCATTTCACAGACACCCATAAATTTATTGCCACCACCATCACTCATAGCACCTTTAGGTTTAAATAATGCCATTATTAACTCTCCTTTTTATAGATTTTCTTCCAATCAAAAGGGAACACTTGCCCCTTTAAATGATTACAACGACTACCAGCTTCTAATGCTACGCCAGATTGAAATGAAACCATTAATTTATCTTCTTCATCTCTAAACATATAGCCAATCGCATCTGATTGTGCCATTAATTGATTTTTGAGTTTTCCTGATAAATCAAGTGATTCAGGCTCTACAGCTGTAGAATTATCAACAGCGGCCGCTGTCTTACGGTGTCCAACAATAATAGTCTTTGGACATAGACTTTGTAGCTTTTTAATATTATTCATAACACGTTCACGAACCATACCGAATCCTTTACCATAAGGTAAATCAGCGATATCATCAACACCCATCTCTTTACATACATCCTTGCCTGTCCATTCAACAAGCTTGTCTATAGTATCAAGAGCGAATATTTTATATTCATGACCATCTTTTGCTTCATTATAAAAAGCTAATAACTCCTCTTTACTATTAACCCCATGAAAATATCCCTCAAGCATATGGGACCCAGATTCGGTATCTATAACAAGGCAGTCATTGAGTTGACTAAGCATTGTTGTTTTACCTACTTTGGGTGCCCCATATAGCAAGAGAATTTTTGGATTAACAGAAACAGGTTTGCGTTTGGCTTTTTTGAGTGCCATACACCCTCCTATTTTGTTATTAATTAGCCTGGATAATATACATTAATTACTGTGTATATCCAAGGGCTAATCCTTTGAAAGTGAAGATAAATTGTTCAGGACATTCATCTTCTGTTAGTAGCCTTTTTACTGCATTTGCAATAAAAGAGCCTGCCATGTTAGAACAGTAGGAAGTCGCCTTAGCATTGCATGGGTCTTCATCAGCTTCTGCATCACTATACCAAGTATCTTTATATTTCGAAAGAGTTGGATTAGTAAGCACATACTGTTGATACTCCTCCGCCCCCATTCGGCCATCGATTATGGCAAATGGTTTATTACGCTCCTTTAGAGCTGCAGTTGCTGCCTCAAGACGACTATCCATACTGTCAAAACCCAAAATAACAATATCGTCTTCGCTGAGAGGCTTGACGAATGCCGAGAACCGCCCTGGTTCTATGGAAATATTGCATTCTGGATTAATCATTTTAAGGTGTCTATTTAAGGCATCCACCTTATTTTTGCCTATATCTTTCCATACATAATGAGAAACTCCAATATTCTGTATTTCAACCTTGTCAAGGTCATATAATACAAATCTATTAGCTCCCATTCTGCATAATTGAGTGGATGCAGAGCTACCAATAGCTCCGCACCCAAGTATGTGAAAGATTTTATTTCCGAAGTCTTCGATTAGACCTCTGCTTCTTTCATTAATCTGCATTATTCTCCTTAGTTTTGATGTTTTCAAGAAATTCTGATGGCCAATAATGGTACATCAGTGTTGATATTTCTCCTCTAGATATCTTTTTCATTCTCAAATTATACCTTTCAATACTTTTATTAACAGCTTTACGTATTTCAAGCCATTCTTCATAAGTACAATTTTCTTGAATTATTTTATCTTGAGCTTCTTCTACTAAGTCCATAATTGCTTCTTTTTTATCTTCAGGAATTAAACTAATATCAAGACCATCACTATCTAAATCAAGGCCATCAGTACGATAATTACTATAAACATCATCATTTATTCCATAACCAGAATTATAATTAGATGTTTCTTGTTTATTTTTATCAGTATCTGCCCATAGAGCACCTTGATATCCAGTTGCATATTGACTATTAATAACATTTGGTTTAGCTATAGTCATTTTACTGCAAAGATTTTTAACCTCAGTATCAATTTCCTCATTCCTATCAATTTCATCTTCAAGAAAATGTAATGTTATATTTTCTTCATGCTCAATAGGGTAAAAGAATTGTACTCTTAGTTTATATTCTTGTTTAAGATTTACTACTAATGAAACAGAAAAGTCATTAGTTGGATTATCCATAATAGTAGAATCATCTGTTCCTGACCAAAAAGCTCCCATTGTATGATGACTATGCCACCAACAATGACGAACTTTGTCGCCATATTTACCTACCATTTTAGAATAATGTACTGCTAATGCTTCTTCTTCCATTTCGCAATTACCACCAGATACAGATTGTTTAAGTATTACAGGGTCTTTTATAATAAAATCCCCATCTTCATCTTCAACAACCACCATTTGTCCACCTATTTCAGCTTTAAATTGATGGTATGAAGATTCAGCATATGCAATTACTTTCTTCCAATCCTCTCTAGAAATAAAGAATCTACGTTCTTTAGAAGACTTGCTGTTCTCTGCCATTTTCTCTCCTTGTCAAATCATGACGATTAATCCATTGGTAAAATTCTTCTACCTTTGGAAGATTATTAGTTACTCTATATGTACTAACCATTTGTTTAAAATCAGCTACAGGATATTTAACTTCAGCATCAAATACATCTCT